GATATTGGTCGATTGATTCATCACTGTATTTTCGGTTTGGCGGTGTCCCTTTTAAATAAAGAGTTGCATGCTCTCCCAATAAGTCGGCATTCCGAAATAAATAACTATTTATATATATCGGTACATTTATATTGTCTGGAAGTTTCTTGAGAGTTCTTGTTAATTCAGCGGCCTTATAGTTTCTCCAGTAATTCACTGAATATCTCTCGGGTTTTTGATTCTTCTCTATGAATTTTCTGGGAACGGTTGTCATATTCTCAAACATGAGATATGTCTCATTTTCAATGCCTATACCCCAATACTCGTCATCGGCCATCTTTAATGTTTCATAGAAATTTAGATATTTTGCATGTTTTTCATAGGACTGTTTTGAGTCCATCTATTTATTCATCTATAAAACACTCAAAACAATATACGACTCGAAGTCTTCATTCCACTCTGCCAGGACCCGCATAGGCTGTCCCGAATCTGCTTTCTGTCTGAGAGCCTGGCTAATTGTTAGAGTCTGAACGGATGCGCGACCTGCATCCGTATTATCTGGCCTCTTCAGATCATATACGTCTGGTTTTCCAACAACTGCAGTACAAATGAATTCATTCGGCCCACCTACCACTTTAACAGGTTGTACTGCTTGTGGAATAATCTTAAGAAGTCGGAATGTCGGAGAATCAGGCATGAGACAGAGATATCCTCCATTGAGTCCAGCAATCGCAACACGGACAGACTCAAGTGGGTATGGATGAGCTAAACGGATTTGCCAGCCTAGCTGAAACTGCACATCCTCATACCAGATAGATGATGCAAATTTCTGCAACTTCGAGAATCGCTCACTATACGTGCTAGATGAGCGAAGTTGCTTCCCCTCTGCCACTATACAGTCTTCAAGCTGAATGAGCCCCTCAGCACGATATATAGTGACTGAGAAAATCCACGTTGCAGATATACTTTCTCTATCGATACGCATAGGGACGATTTGTGGCTTCTCTGGCTCTGTCTCGTCTATGATGACAGGTCGCTGCTCTACACCGATCAATAATAGCCCCTGTTTGCTCTTATAGGGTCTAATAAATGAGACATAATTATTGGCATTGATACGTGCATCGTCACGGTCGGGCTTATATGAAACAGCTGGGGCTCGCAAAATATCAGGGTAAGTATCTGGTATTTTGCCAATCCAATTTCTTTCGCTGGATGATGGGTTTAGGAATCTGGGTTCGGTTGATTCTGATGCCGATGAACGGGGACCTTTGTTTCGTCCGTGATGTTTTGACATTCTATACTATATATATAGACTAGGCCTTAGACCGATTTGCACCTTTTAGAAAAAAGCACCTTTTTGCGGACTTTTTCCTAAAAAGTCCATTTTTTGACATACTTTTTTCCTAAAAAAAGTATTTTTTGCACGCTTTTTCCTAAAAAGTGCATCAAAATGCAGAAAAGCCTCCAGCCTCCGAAGAGTCATTCGCAAAGATTCCCTGCATAAATTCGCCGCCATTCTGCGCCATCTCAGGTGTAAAGGCCTGCAAGGCATTTGATGCCTGGCTTGCAGATGATGACGCAATTCCCGCAGCCTCACCAATATCTACAGACGTATTGCTTGGTGCAGGCTGGAACATTCTCTCGGGATGACGTAAACGCTCAGGATGCGCTGCACTCTCCTCATTGGGTGCATATGGATCATTCGCAACTTCAGGCATCGTCATTCTTACCTCATCAGAATTAGCCTCCTGATTTGGCGCCGATGGACCTGCAGCCATAACGTTGCGTGCTGGGTATATACGAGGCTCCCGCTCTATGATTGGTGCAGGCGTAGAGGTATTAAGATTCGTGAATCCATCTCTTGGCATAAACCAGAGGCCAATTGTCAAAATAATCAGGACCGCAATTAACAGGCCAATACGGAATGACATCTGAGCCAATCAGAGGAAAAAAATACGGCGATTTATCTACCGTAGAGTTCTTAATTTAAGAACTCTCTAAGGGTTTGCTGCGCTGAACCGAGTAGCGAATTATAATACTTAATATATGCTGCGCTGAAGACTCGCACAGCGAGTCTTGACATTAAGAGTTCTTGGTCACCCAGAAGCTTCGCTTCTGGGAATTCGGTACTTGGCGGTAGCCGGATGCAATATTTTCACAATCCAGCCTGGAATTTCGAAGCCGTTTGCTTCTAAACGAACCGGAACAGTCTCTTGCCAAGATAAAAGGTTCGGTGTATTGTAAAGAGGAACCTCCTCCAGAGTTTCAATAAACCCTGTATCTGTAGCCTCCCTTCCTAGCACTTTCCATGAGTGTTCAATACCGTTTGATATACGTTCATATCTAACATCTCCAGAATCCCATATCTTCATATAATAATCGCTCACTTTCATTTGTTTAGTAGTTCTTGTCCAAAGTCGTTTCATGTTTGTTCCACCTAGTAAATTTGAGTCGCTGGGATTTAAGCATGTATTATATACAATCTATAGATGCCAGGAACAGTATCTGTATTAGAATTACGACAGGATGGTGATGTAGCAGTAGTGAATATTAAGCAGGCTGGTAATAAACTCGTTTTAAAAGATATACAGACATATTTGAAGAAGAAGGTCACACCTGAGATTATAACGACGTATAATTATGGCACAAAGCGTATTACAATGATTGGAATGACTAAGGGAAAAGATTCTGAAGTTTCTCAACACCAACTTCCGCCACCATATGAGGGTGCTGAGATTTATGGAAATCTTATCGTACTAATGCACAGTAATAAGGTGACTTGGGATGCTTCTCCATCCTTTGACGCTTTCCCTGTTCCAGAATACGAGATCTTTTACGAGAAGGCGTGTGCTGGGGAACTGGACACGGATGTTGTCGAAGAAGATGATATCGCTGATGACGTTGAGGATGTAGAGGGAGAGGGAGACGAGGATGCTGATGATGAGGCTGATGAGGAGGGTGAGGCTGAGGATGAGATTAATATTGAAGCCGAAGTTGAGGCTGAAGAAGAGGAGGAAGCGCCGAGACCCCGAGTAAGCAGACGAATTCAGAAGATTGATCCGCAACAGTTGCAGTTTAATTTCAAATCCACTCTTCTACCGGAAACCGTTTCCAGCATAGAAGGGGTGCTCGCATCTAAGCAGCGTAAGCAGATATTCACAGTATTTAAAACACTCCTATCGGAACACTGCAATGAAAACGATATTGCAGATTTAGAGAGGGGTGTATATAATGCTACGCTTGAATATGCCAAACAGCGTCTCGTGCCGCTAACTTGGGAACATGTCACATTTGAGTGGATGTATAACATGATTTCAAAACGCACCGTGTCCAATTTCAATCCCAGTTCCTATGTTGCTAATCCACACTTGATTCAGAGGTGGAAGGATGGTGAATTCACCTTAGACCAGATTGGTTCATGGACACCGTATGAGCTAAATCCTGCGCACTGGAAGGACTTGAAGGATCAGCAATTCCGACGTGAAAAGCGTATCTTGGAGGGCAATCTTGCTATGGCGACTGATAGATTCCGTTGCTCACAGTGTAAGAAGAAGATGTGCTCGTATTATGAGTTGCAGACTCGTTCTGCAGATGAGCCGATGACAATCTTTATCAGTTGTTTGAATTGTGGAAAACATTGGAAGCAGTAACGCCAAGTAGCGAAATTAAGAACTTCACGTTGATCTGAAAATGTTGTAATATTATATTATGCCAATATAGAATGCCTAAAGAATCTAAAGATGGAAAAGCGGGCTCCGGCAGTAAAAAATCAAATAGTGGTGAGAATTCGGCTGCGGCTGCAGGTGCGGCTGCAGGTGCGGCTGAGGTTAGTCTTGAAAATCTACATGAAGCTAGAAAAGAGGCAGATAAAAAGATTGCAGAGTTAGAGGAAAAATTTCGCAAAGGGAGACCCATGCAGACAACTGGAACTTCGGAAAGGCTTAGACACTTAATTGCACCTCTACTAGGTGCTCACGTTAGTCAAGCTAAAGGTTTAATTGTCAGTCTTATAGATGCAGTTGAAAGCTTGACACTTGCACCATGGGCGATTGGTCTTCCGCATCCTAATATGCCTGCCCCTTCAAATGAAGATCTAGGTCCTAGAATGCTCAATGCGCTCAAAACCGCAGAAAATTTACCCTTTGATAATCGTATTCTGCGTGCTCATTTTGAAAAGGCTGAGGTTAATGCAGATGAGGGTATCAAACACTTTTTGAGTGAGGGTAGAAAGCGAGTACGTAGAGTACTAACACAAGCTGAAGCACGCGAAATGGTTGATAAATATATGCTTAGTGCTAAAGGATTAACTGACAAATTAGTTGAAGACTCGATTAAAGATCTTGTTTATCAAAACGACGATGCTAGTGCAGCTGTTGTTAATCCTCTTATAGAAGTTGTATTAGCCCGAATTAAAGAACACGCAGAAAAATACTTTGGCGGCTCTAATAAGGAATCTAATAATAATGCAGCTGGTGGAGCAGCTGCATCAGGAGGTAGGCGTAAGAAGACTAGAAGGTCTAGACACAAGAAGCAAGTTACCGCCAAGTACAGAAAATAAGTATTATACCGAAATCAATTAGCTAAATATCACACTTAATAGTCACAGAGAATCTGATACTATTAAGTGATAATTGACTTTATCAGCCAGAAGCTTTACTTATCGTAGAGTTCTTAATTTAAGAACTCTCTAACGGTGCCACCGAGTAGCGAATTATAATACTTAATAGGTTAGACTCGCATAGTGAGTCTTGACATTAAGAGTTCTTGGTCACCCAGAAGCTTTGCTTCTGAGAATTCGGTACTTGGCGGTATGAGAATTCGGTAATTATCTCTACATATTTAAAATATTTGCGCAAACTGGTGATAGATAAGAGATTTTTAAAGGGTATGCAAAAATTGATTTAAATCATCATATAAACCAAGTTACATAATTCTAAATGAATACTAATAATATTTTAGCTGTTAAAGAACCTAAGAAGCCTTGGACTGTTGCGCAGTTTGAAAAATTTCGTACTCATATGACTACCTTTGTAATTACGTATATAGTCGCACTTTTAGAAAATAATATTTGCCGACGTCTAGTTATAAGAGCTCCTGTTAAGTCAGGTAAACGTGAGATCGGTGAATACATGGCTAAACGGGACGAGAGCCATGAATCTCCTCGTGTTCATGTGTTTATTTCTGCCTGGCACCGTGCTGCAGATGATAATCAACGTAAGGAATTAGCCCAGCACAACATGAAGGTATTCTCAATCAATAAGAGAACTGCAGCAGATGACTGTCTAAAATGGATAAATGCTCAGATACAGCTTGGTAAGACCATTGTTCTTCATCTTGATGAGTGTGATCATGGATCTGGCGATAAGCAGATCTTAGGAAAGGTATATAAACATGTTCGCGAGTTATCTCAGGTCTTTATTATTCTGTATAGTGCCACACCACAGGAGGTACTCTTCTCTAGTGACATTGGCTCAGCCGATGAGAACGACATGCTGGATGATATGCTCGATGGCACTCATCTGGAGTATAAGCCACCTATGGGCTATTGTGGTCCTGGTCGTTTCTTAGATGAGAATCTAGTAATTGAAGCTAAGCCATTCTTTACCATGAATCCTGTGCCAGCTCTTACTGAACAGGGTCGTGAGGCTATTGCAGGTCTCAGAGCAAGCACGGCCTCTGGCAGCGGACGAAATATTATGGCCTTGCGATTAACCAAGAAGGTGGGCGTAGGAAAGGCTGGCAAGGATATCTATAAGTTTCTGCAGAATTTAGACAAGATTCCTGAGCTTAGGGGAGTTCAAATCATGGTTGATAAAGGCGACTGTGATTGTGGAAACCCACGCAAGATTGAATGGTCTTCACTTGATTTCTGGATAACAATTGCTAAAGATGTACCGATTCTGATTGTCATGGATCAGACCTCATCACGATCTACGGAGTGGGCATGTCATGATCGTATATATGCTACCCACGACTATCGCACTGCTTGCCAATACGCAATCCTATCTCAGGCACAGGAGCGTGTGAATCACTACGATAGCAAGTATCCTGGTGGATTTCAGCCCATTATCATTTATGGCCACAAAAAGACATTTGAGCTTTCGGCAGGTCGCATTACTTATGAGCAATACTTTGCCTGTGATTGGAGTATGCGGAAGGTTGATGTTCGGCGGGCGGGGCGAGATAATCTGGGTGAGGTATATGAGATAAAGAATGAGGCAGGTGTTCTTCATCCGGTATATAATTTGCCGATGCAGAACGCAATGGCTGAGGAAGTACTAAGGGATCTGGGCTGTTTTGGTGATCTTTCACTATCTAGTCGTGTTCAGGGGAATGTACGATTATTGCCTGTGTATGATACATGTTGGTTCCCGTCTAGTGAGGCCACGTGGAATACATCAATTGCTACAATTAAGAGGAATGTGGCTGATGGCAAGTTTCGCACAAATACCTTTGCTAACCCTTTCTCAAATGCTCGAACACATGGTCACGCACCTGGCCCTGATGGTAAGGAGTTTGGCTATCTGCGTGGCTGGAATGTCCTTGATTATAATACGGATGTAAAACCCCAACCTGGTTGGGGTGTGGGCCCTGACTCTCCTCGTATTACTGTCTGCTACAATAATGATATGTTGGGTGCTGCGATCCGCTGGCACACGGGTGAATTTTATCAGAGTAATCGATTAAATGCATACCGCTCAATGTATCCATCAAAACTGTAATTACTAAGCAGACACTTTTAGAAGGGACATATGAAATTCCATCTAAACACTTCATCCTTTAACTAAACTATATGGACATTGTCAATGACATTAACGCCAAAGCAGCGGCTGAGATAGTTACCGATGTGAAGCCCTATAACCAGACTGCTGGTTCGCACCACGTGTTAAAGGATGTCTATTCCTTTTTTGGCAACAAAATCATGAATTCCGTCGCCATATATGTCGGTTGTCTTAATTGGAAGCTAGATCTCCAGCTTCTAGAGTCGTATGCAGTGCCGACAGTTGTCTGTGACCCCTTCGGCGATGACCCCGCATGGTCCGCCGCAGTTCTAGAGAAACGTGCAAAACTCATGGACTGGATGAAGTATCTCAAGGAGTCCGATTGTGGAACACACTTTGTGAATCCAAAGTGGATCCAGCCTATGGCCGAGTATCCTGGCAATTTCGACGGAACCATGAACCTCTCAGCTGATACAAGCGTTCCAGTGACTACTTGGGATACGTTAGTGAAAAAGGCTGCAGCCCTAAGAAATAAGCCTTCAACTGAGGAGCCGCATTTTGCCTTATGCAGAATTGAGCTCCATAACGAGGAGATTAATATCCTATCAAGTCTCTTGGCATCGAAATACAGGCCCTCTATCCTCTATGTTCGCTGGTCAGAGTCACCCGATGAGAACCAGCTAACGTCTGAGGCCGCCGGTCATCTTCAGAGCTGCGGATACCGCCTAGTTACCGTAAATGCAAACGGATTCTTCATGTACCATTACACTGGACAGGATATTTATTCTTGCTGCTCATGGACAAACGTTGGAATGAGACACCCATTCCTAGATTTAATGAAAGAGCAGGTTGAGGACTTTGTTTCATCTCTAAGAAAATCGTCAGCTAAACTAGAGGTTGTGAAGGATGAGTCGGCTGTTTCTGAGGGGGCTTCCAATAGTTGAATCTCACCTTTATAGAACCAGATTTATATCATTAAAAAATGCATCGGTGCGTAGAGCATCAACTCTGTCTAGCATACATAAACGAAAATCGCATAATCAGAGTGGTATCAATAAAGATGCCAGACAAACAGTCCCGGTTGAAATCTTTAACAGTTCGATTATCACGCACCAAGCGACCAGGAAACGACTTTTACCGATATGTAAATCAATCGTGGACGAAGATGACTCATATTCCCCAATATTCTACTAATTATGGTGCAAGTGAAGAAATTGATAGAGAAAATAATAAGAAAATACTTAAACTTGTTGATCAGTTGGGCTCATCAAAACCGTCTCCTGAAGAAGTTCCAAAGAATCCAAGAGACCATCTTCGTTTTTTTTCATATATTTGGAATAATACAACTGCAGAAAGGGAGGAGGAATATATGAAACTCCTCTTTCATGATTTAATAAGTTCCAGTCAGCCTGATAATGTGGTCCGTTTTGTTGGATGGTTAATGAGGACCAATGTAGATACCGTAATAAATATTAGCGTAGATACAGAGAACCATTCACCGTATTTTCTAAGAAGTAAATTAAGCGTAGGATGTCTAAGTCTCCCTTTAAAGTATTATTCTCATAAATTCAAGAAATCTCCAGTGTGGCTCGCATATGTAAAATATGTCGAAACGTGTTCGATTGAATTAGGACTGCCATATTTACATTATGCTATAGACGCTGAAACGGAACTTGCAGAGATTATAAATATGGATACGAATACAACATCTAGACCCTATACTGGAAACGACTTATTCCATCTTGTACCTGAATTTGCATGGACCCCCTTTATGGATGCAGTTAATATTAAATCATGGAAGGCCCATAAATGGATCATATCAGATCCAATATGTATTAAGCGTATTTTAAAGTGGATAACTAATACACTAGTTTCAAGGCCAGAACACGTGGCCGCTCTATTTACACTTCATTTATTGAATATATCTGGAGATCATCTCAGACCGTCCATTAAATCTGCAGCGTTTAATCTATTTAAAAAGGAGCTATATGGAGTTTTAGAAAGTCCCAATAAAGATTTGAGATATATTGCGGCTCTATCAGACACCTACCCTGATATCTTATGTAATGAATTCTCAGATGCAGACTATGACAGTTCAAAACTTAAGGATGTGTATTCTATGGTCGATAAAATAAAGGAGGCTGCGATAGATGTTATAAATGAATCAACTATGATTTCAAAACATACGAAGCATTTAACGATTGAAAAAATTCACAGAATGAAGGTGGAGATCGGTTCAAACCATTCTAAATATGTTCCTGATGCGCCATATTACCCAGACAGTCTTATTCATACGATCCTATCGGTAAAAGAAACACGGAATAAATTCATTTTATCTCAGGCTGGTGGAAGGCCAAATAAAGATGGTATTATATATCCCTGCTTTATTGTTAATGCGTCGTATTATGAGGACTATAATCTTATGATGATACCATGGGGTATTTTACACGAGCCCTTTTATTCAAACAATAAATCTACACCACTTGGCTGGAATTACGGTGGGATTGGTGCAACACTCGGCCACGAATT